CCAATGAGATCATCTTCATCTGTTTCTATTGTAATGTTTACACGAATCAGTTCCCTATTTAGTTGTGAACATGCTTGCTCTACACCAAAAGTCTTTCCATTACCCGATAACCCTGTAATGAAAGTAGGATAAAACTGTTTCGATTGAATTATCTTTTTAACATCATTAAAATTTCCAAATTTTACATAAGTATCATCCCTACTTGGAACTAAATTATGACCAGAAGGATTGGCAGAAGGTGCTTTATATGCTTTTTCTATCTTTCTTACATCTTTCTTAGTAATAGTTAGATTCCATTTACCCCTACCCACCTGATATTTTTTAATCTTTTTTGTAACTGTCTGATATCCTATATCATTAGCAGCACAAAATCCTCTTACATCAGCAGCAGTAAACTCTTTACCATAAGTATTTTTTAATCCTTTAAAAATTTCTTCTTCAGTCATTTTGATTTCAAAGGGAACGTAAGTCATAATGTGTTTGTTTCAATGATCTTATTATAATAGAAAAAGGATGTCAATAGAAATCCAATAGGACAGTTCTTTAACTGTCCTATACTATTAAGTCTACAAATTCACCTAAAACTTTTTTATTGATCTTTTTATTCTTAAGAGACTTAACAAAAGCACTCTTTATCTGTCCTTTAGTTGCATCTTCTTTTACTTCAAATTCACTATCAATACTTAAAGCATTAGAAGATATTCCAAAATATTTTTCATATCCAGTAAGTTTTAAAGAAAATGATTTATTCTTTGTCCAATCTCTTATTATGGGTTCGGGATCACTATATCCAGTATATCTACGAATAAAATGTTTTGCATCACGAGATTCTAAAATACGTATACCAATAAAATTAACATTAGGAAAAGTATCCTTCAAATCCTTTAAAAGGATACTAGTAAACTCAAACCATGCACAAGGTACTTTATAAGTACATCCAGTCTTTCTATTCCTTAAATAATCTTTTAATGGGTGCAATCCTCTACTACCAAGATAAGGTCCATCCTCCCAATGACGTTGAACTTTTTTATGGCATGGAATATGATTTGCTTCACCATCAGTAAGAACTACACATTGAACTTTTTGAAGTTTATTCTTCTTCTGAAAAGAAGGAATAATTTTATGTAAAGAAATAAGAGCTTCGTTTAAAGGAGTTCCAGAAAGAGATAAACGAATAGGAAATGGATAAACAGTACGAGATCTTAATCCTGCTACTACTCTCCAAATATTCTTCATTTGTTCTTCTAATACCTTAGTAGAGACATCACTAGTAAAGAACTCCATTAAAGAAAATCTACTATCTACAAGAAATAAATTTTCTTTTGCTTCATAATGTTCTGAGAGTTTTTCATCTCTTCCATAATAACCATGACCATCCCCTCTATATTCTTGTGTAAAAGCATACACTTGAAATGGAATAGAAACTTTTTTACAAAACCAAATTAGATTATATAATTGTTTGATCGTATCTCCCATGACAGTACCCATAGAACCAGACCAATCTAATATGAATATTAATCCGTGGTTCTTCCCATCAGGGACGATATTAACTCTCTTAAAAAGGTCTTCATTGAATCGATACGTATGAAGCTTTTCTGTAGAGAGGATCCCAGTGCGACTTGTAGCAGAACGAGAATAATTGTCAGCTGCTTTCCTACATTCAAATTCTTTAACAAGGTAATTAACCTCCTTTTGTGCTGATTTTTTGAAATTTCTATAGTCTTCATCTACTTCCTCGAAAGTTATACGATGGTTATAATAAGGATGTTCTAACTCATCAGTATCTTTAACATCATCTACGAAATCACTGAATACTTTATTAATATATGAATGTATCTCATCATTCTTACTTATAATTGTATCAAGATTTAATTCAGGAATCTCAATATATTCATTAGCAACTCTATCATCAGAAAGAAGATTTTTTAATTTACTATCCAATGAATTTGCAGTTTGAACTTCTGGTTCAGTAGGAGTAGAACTTTCTAATACTGGAAAGTCCTCCATATCTTCTTCCAAATCATCTTCATATTCAGTTTCATCTTCACCCAAATCAGGACGTTCCGACTCACCTCCTTCCAATCCTTTTTCTAAAAGGTCAAGTAATTCTTTATCACTCATCTCATCAGTATTCTTTTCAGAACTTTCACCTATTGAACCCTCATCCATTTCTGATAAAATTTCCTCTCCAAATCCACTTTCATTATTTTTACCAATCTCTTCTCTACAATAATCATAAAGTATATTAGATACTTCCAATACCTCTTCAAATGTTTCTGTATTAGAAACTAAATCGACAATCTTCTTTTCAGGAGTTGAAAAAGGTATATCAACGAAGTTACCAATCTTGAAATATAGATTAATACGATCAGCAAGATTAAAATCATCAATATCTTCATTTTCTATAGAAAAGAAATCATTATCACTCAATTCATTATATCCATTATAAAATGTCTTGGCAAGACCCATATACTTACGCTTCATTAACTTCTCAACTCTCACATCCTCACATACATTTACAAACTGAGGAGGTATTGGATTCTCTATAGACCAATCAACATCAGGTGTAAAAAGTGCATGTCCTACCTCATGAGAAACCAACATATCATATACATTATTAGATGCTTTATCCCACATTGGTAAGGTTAATACACGAGTTCCAACATCAAATGAGGCTGTCTGAACCTTTTTATTCTCAATAATTAAATCTTCTGTGGCAAGGAGTTTGGCTAACTGTCCTTTAATATCAAAATTAACTGGCATAAAGTTTCTTTCGTATAAACCTATAATACAAAAGAAATCGCCTCTATGGGAGATGACTGTGCCACTTTAATAACTGGGCTCTAGATCGTATTGCTTCTCCTCACACTCAGAATAAGTAAGACCATCCCAATAAGAATGATAAAGTCTTCCCCAAACTACCTTAAACTCATCATCATCCAAATTCTTGAACAAACATCTATCATCTAAGTATATGTGATAAGTCTTTGGCATTTCTACCTCCTTATAAATGTTAACAAAGAAGAAGCACCCCTAATCTTCTTTAGGAGTGCTTTCCTTCTGTATTTTGCTTGTCGCAATGCCTGTGGTTTCAGACTGCGTTTCGGTTCTTTCTTTGAGTGGTGTTGCCAGTTTGGAATCTTCATGATACTTCTCGTACATTTCTTGGATGAGATTATCATACCATTCTGATACTGATATGTTATCGTTGTTTCCCATTAAGATACTATACTAGAAAATCCTTTTAATTTGTCAAACCTTATGACATTTCTAAAAGTGTCCTGTAGTCCAGACTTATGAGAAATGACAAAGATGTTAGCATCCTTAATCACATAATTAATTATCTTAATAAATTCTTCGGTTCCCATTCCATCTAAGGAACTGTCAAAAACTTCATCCATGATTAATAAATTTGTATTAACTGAATTTTTTAATTTTGCAATCTCTCTCCAAGTAAAGAGAAGAGACAAATCGATCCTCATTTTTTCACCCTCTGAAAAAGAGGCATAAGAAAAATCTTCATGTATAGGAGATTGAATGGATTCATTAAACTCTTCGTCGAGCTTGAAGTTAATATAAAAATCCATCATTTGAAGATATTTATTAACTTGTTGGTTAATGAGTGGCAAGTATTTTTTAATAATCTTCCTCTTTACTCCACCATCTTTAAGGAGACCAAAAACAAAATCATAATAAGATAAATTCTCTTTTTTAGAAAAAATCTTCTCTTTAGTTTCTTTTAAATCATTTTCATATTGGTCTAATTTCTCATGTTCAGTATTTCGGTTTTCAAACTGAGAGGTAATAGTTTGAATTTCATGTTCAAAATCTCGGATTTGTCGCTGCTTGAGGTTAATCCGAGTATTGTTTTGAGAAATGTCATGGTTGAGTTTAGTAATCTCCTGTGATAACTGGGTAAAAAGACGCTCTCGCTCTTGTTCCTTTTTAATTGCTTCTTCTAGTTCCTTATAACCAGATTGCAACTCCTTTGCCTTAGTTTGAGCGTCGTCAATTCTATTTACACGAAATGATTCTTCTATCTGTTGAGTACATGTAGGACATACCGTATTATCTGTGAAAAACTTATGCTCTTTAGTAATAGTCGCTACTTTCTGAGATATTTTTCCCTTATAATTATTAAGTTTCACTAACTTATCGGATGCTCCTGTTACTTCTTTTTGATCTTTTATAAGATCTTCAACATTAGATTCCAAAAGTTGATTATGTTCTATGTGAGTATTTACCTCAATATTCAAGATTTTAATCTTCTCTTCATTCACTTTTATATTATCCTTTCCTCTTTGTTCTATCTCTTCAATAAAATTTTGTTGCATCCCAAACTTATCAGATAGAGATTCACTTTTTAATTCTAAAGTTTTAACTTCATCTCTAATAAGACGCATCTTATCCTTCATCACTAAATTCATAGAAGAAAATATACGAATATCCAACAAATCCTCAATAACATCTCTACGATTATTACCTGTTAATTGCATAAAAGGAACAAATGTACTACTTCCTAATATAACAATTTGAGTAAAAGACTTATAGTTCATCTTCAGAACGTTCTGTTCTACCCATTTCTGCTGATCATTTGAATGGGAAAACTGATCCATTACAGTCCCATCTCTCCATATCTCAAAAATATTTGGTTTTATACCTCTTCTAATCTTCCAACTAATAGTTCCTATCTTAAACTCTACTTCAGTAATACAATCTTTCTCATTAGTAGTATTAACTAATTGCCCTTTATTAATTTTACGGAAGGGTTTACCGAACAAACTAAATGTAAGAGCATCCAGAACCGTACTTTTACCCGAACCATTACTACCAACAATTAAATTTGTTGAATTATCATTTAAAGTAACCTGAGTAAAATGATTACCTGTACTCAAAAAGTTCTTCCATTTTATAGTTTCAAAAACAATCATGATTATATAATCTTCAGTTCATTAAACTTCTCTCTCTTGGAGGAACCATTATATCATTTGGTGTTATAACACTATACTTATAATTTCTCGAATCACAAACTTGCATAAGAAGAGCCTCCTCTACTTCAAGAACATCCGTCTCTGGATATCCTTCATCATCTAACATCATACTATATCTAAGAGCATCATCTTCTTGCTCAAAAATATAAAGAACTCTATGACCTGTTCTATCTGAAACAGAGAAAGCTCCTTCTTCATCTGCCTTAGTCGTCGTTAAAATAAACATGTTATACTAACTCACAAGCCTCCTGATATACTGATGTTACGAGTTTATGAACTTTAGATTTATCTAAATCTATATCATATTCCTTAATATATCTATTCAAAATAGTTAATGTATCTTCAGATTCAAATGCCTCAGAAGTTTCTTCATCATCTAATTGAAAATTTTCAACTACTTTCAGCTCTGCTATATTACTACTATAGAGTTTATCAATAAACCTTTCAAACTGTTTTGGTTTAGATTTTTTTCTTACAATAACCTTTACTATCTTGTTCTCATAAGGAGTAGTATCAAAAAGTTTATAATTAGTATCCTCATAATAAATGACATGAAATAATCTATAAGGATTATTTACTGGTGTATGTTCAAGAGTATTTGTATCAAATATATGAAATCCTCTAGTATCTCCTACATCTGGCCAATATATCTCATATGGATTTCCCAAATAATATACTGTTCCATCGGTAGATCTAGTATGATAATGTCCTGAATATACTTTACTAAATTTCTTAAATATATTTGCACTAAGACCATGCTCCATTACGATCTGTTCATTAACTCTAAATCCAGCTAATTCCAAATGTCCCATTGCAACAGAACTCTTACTCTTTTTAATTGCTTTTAAAGTCTGTTCTTCATTCTCTTTATTAATCCACGGTATGAATAAAATATTTAATCCATCAATCTCTAATTCTTGAGTCTCTGCTAAAACTTCTACATTACTATACTCACGTAAAAGTAAATCTACAGCATTCACATTATTAGTATTTTTATAATATGCAGTATGATTTCCAACAATAGTTATAACTCTACACCCCATTTTTTGGAGCCTATCAAAATAATTATCCTTTGCCCACGTTAATGCAGAAAAATCTATTCCTTTCCTAGAATCAAAAGTATCACCCATATCAATAACTGTAGTGATACCTTCTTTTTCTATGGTGGGAAAGAAAATATTCTCATAAAATTCTAAGAAATAATCATGGAATAATTTTGAATTTTTCCGACAACCAAAATGCTGATCGGTTATAACCGCTATTCTCATTGATTGCGAAGCTTCGAATAAACAGCATCTTTTATACTATTATAGTCTGCAGAGTTGATTCCGTCAACTGAATTATCATTATTAAAGACTTCTTCATAACCAGTCTTCTCTAAAATACGATTTTTAATCTCTAATTGCTTTTTCTCTTTTTGAATACGTCTAAGAAAAGCATAATGAATAATCTGAGTGAAATAAGCAAAAGGATTCTTAGATTTCTCTGGATCAAAATTATGAATATACTGTACACAATTCTCTATGCCATCAGATATCATATCATCTTTAAACATATAATTAACAAAATTCGGTTTAAACGAAAGATGAGTAGCAATCTTTAAAAAACAAGACCCAAGATAATTAGTAATTCTAGGTTTAGGTTGTCCTTTTGTTTCAGCAATAGCAACTAACTGCCTATAGTCAATTAAGGCAGCAAGAAATTCTTTATTATTCACATAATGCTCTGATCTTTTTCGTCTAGGTGCCATTGGTCAACTTTGTTAAGTTATTAATATTGTATCACGCAAACAGACTATTGACAAGATATAAAAATACCATTACAATAACCTTTGTGAGGTTTCAGGAAATAATATCTTTAAGATTTAGTATTTTTATTATTATAGAGTCTCTCTAGAAGTTTTTTAGCATCACTTACTGAAATTACATATCCCATATCTCTATCTGGTTTTACTCTATGGGAGCGTTGACCGCTTGCTTCTTCCATATATTTTTCATATACAGAAAGAATTTGCAAATCAGTATTTTCTGTCATAGTTAAGACATTCTCCATATCAACAATAAACATATCGTCGCTAGAAGTTTTTAACCAAGGCTCAAATTTATATCCATATACATTAGATCTAATAGCAACTTCTTCTACAATAACAGGCATTGATAGAACTAATAGTATTCTATCTTCTTCATCACAAGGAGCAACTTTTGATAGTATTTCCTCTCCAGATTTAAATTTTATTGTAGCATAGAAGTCGTTTTCCATCATACCTTTTAGATTTTTATACTAATAATTTCATAATTAAACTGTTCTTCATTGTATATTTTAATTCTTTCAATCAAATGATTTAATGTATAGTTTTTCCTAGAGTTATGAGTACAGTCATCAGAAATATCATATAAAGTTGCTTTGTCTTTCCTTTTGGATTTTCTTAGCACTCTTCCAATACTTTGAAGGTTTCTAATTCTTGATTTACTAGGTGATCCAAAAATTACATTATGAAGGTTTTTAATGTTAATTCCAGTTGAGAAGGTGCCATAAGAGGCAACGATGATAGCATCATTTTCAGTTTCCGTAATCTCTCTAACTAATTCACGTTGTTCAGCATCCACTCCACCATGAACAAAGAATACTTTACGATTATTCTCTTTACTATTTATTTTATTAAATAATGGCTCTCCATGTGCTTCAACTCTACTATAGAGAATTAAAGTATTTCCTTTTAAATCTAAAGCAAGATTCACAATAAAATTATTTCTCTTTTCATTAGTAATTAAATATTGTATTTCGTCTTCATAAGTTAAAAATTTCTGTGGAGGATGTTTTAATACCAAGCACATGATATCTAAAGTAGAAAGATGACCTTTCTCCATCAACTCTTTTGTTCTTATGACTTTATATGTGGGACCAAAGAGTCCTTCTAAGACCCA